CAGGCGATTGAAGAGAATCACTATATCGGTCGGGGTTGTCACTTCCGTGATATATACCCCACGAACGTTATAGCCGCGGTACCAATCAGAGCCGCATGATTCTCTAAAGAGACCGACCGCGAACGACTTTTCAGTGTTCACGACCATGCCCAATTCATTAAGCACTCGGCAGAGAGCCGGGTACACCTGTTTCGGGCAGACGATGTCGTCACCAAATACGCCCCACATACGGACATTATACGGCAAACCGGGCATGCGTTCCATCAACGAAGTTGAAGGCCGCATAGTACCGGCAACACCCTTAATCCGCATGGTTGCCCAAACAAGGGCAGCAAACAGTAATGTTTGGAGCGCAAAGGTAGCGCCATTACCCATCGTGCTAAAGATGAAAAGCTGTTCAGGCTCGTCACCTACTCCCATATCCACACTCGTGTCCCGAACCGCTAGAAGCGTTTTGAGCACATTTTGCACGTCACCAAGGAGGTAACGCACTAACGATATGTAGATGGTATCGCTCGCATTCTTCAAGTCAACCGTTGCAGGACAGAGCGGGTGGTCACCCATTTCGGGCAGACTACCAAGCCAAGCCAGCATTCGATTGCGATCGGGCTGCGTATCGATACCCATTCCTAAACGGCTAAGTACCTGTTCAAGAATGATGCCGACGCCTCTCGCAAGAGCAGCGCCGCCATTGGTGGAAACCACGATTGAGCGTCGTCTCCTATTATCTTTGGGGACGGACGACCATTTTGCATTGCTACAGACATATGCCTCCCCGAAGTCCATACGACGGGTAAGCTCGGCTTCATGCCGAGAGCTATTGCCCATATGAATGGCATTCCATAGCAATTTTGAAGACTCAGATGGCACGGGAACGGGGCTGTTAAACAGCTTAGTGTAGAAGTCAAATCCATTGGCTTCAGTAGCACTCCCGGGACCGGGCTGGCAGTAGCTAGCTACCCATGAGGGGTAGGCTAGGAGCATGTCCACAAGGGACAGTTGATCCGCCAACCATCTACGGGCTTCACCAAGGACCAATAAGGTCTCATCGGTGAAGCTGCTCGATGGTCTCCCGTAAGGGAATTTCGCATAATGGTTTACAAAGCATGCGGTGTTACATTCAGTAAACACGGCACGAGCTTCATCAACCAGTGCGTCAAACTTAGGCCAGTCGCCAAGTCGATCTCCTGTAAATTTCTTTCCAAGAGATGATGACAACTGTCGATAAGCCAGATCAACCACGTCAGGAGGGCAACCAGGATGGCCGCCACTCTGGCGTAACTCTGCCAGGTCTTCATTAATGCGAGTCTCTATTTCGTCGTAAAGAGCCATGCTAATCTCCTACGGCCGATGGCCGTTTGTATAGGGGAATTTACGCATGACCGACTGAACAAGAG